CCGAAGTTTTAGGAACTTTATCAGATAAAGGAAAATTGACACAAAAACAAAACGCTATGATGTGGGCGGATATGTCAAACGGTATGAGTCAGTATTTTGGTGCTATGTCTCAAAACTTTGAAAAAGGAAGTGGGGTTTATAATACTCTGTTTGCTTTACAAAAAGGTTTTGCCATCGCAAGTGCAACAATCAGCATGATTCAAGGTGCAATGGAAGCATGGAAGCTAGGATTTCCGGCAGGTTTAATGGCAGGAATGGGAGTATTAGCGCAAGGTGCTAATCTTATCGGTCAGTTGCGTTCAGTGCAGTTCAGAGCAAAAGGCGGTAGATTAGATCCAAACGCTTTAACTGTTGTCGGAGAGCAGGGCGCAGAATTGATAACCGGAGTCTCCGGAAATGTTATCAGCAATTCAAAGAGCCGTGATTTACTGCAAAATGTAGGCGGTCAATCAAACGTTCAAGTTAATCTGATTGAGGATGCTTCACGGGCAGGGCAAGTTAATCAACGTACCGATGATGATACTCAGACGATTATTGATGTTATCGTATCGAATATTCGTAACGGTGGCGCGGTTGCAAATGCAATGTCGGGAACTTATGGACTAGCAAGACAAGGATACTAAAATGAATTTTTACCCAAATACATTACCTAAATTCTTACAAAACAGTTACAGCCTTAAACGTTCACCGTCAGTTATAAGAACCACAATGACGAACGGAACTGTAAGACAAAGACTATTGTCAGTTGACGCACCGCACACACTGTCAGTCAATCTACAGTTCAATAACATCACTGACTATCAAACATGGTTAAATTTTTATGAAAACTCAATCAATCACGGTTGCGATTGGTTTATTGCACCTATTTTAAATGACCGTTTGGAAACTACAGATCCGATTATTGCAAGAAAGGTGCGTATTCAAAACGGGCAGGTTACAGAGTCTTTGAATTTCCGTAACAATATCGGTGCATGTTATAAAATCAGTATGACACTAGACGTTGATAATGTAGAGTTCGATCAAGCATGGAGCGAATATTATGCCTAGAGTTCTTTTTGACATTGATTTTTCAAATAAAAGTTTTAATAACACGGCAGACGAGTCAGACTGGATATTGTCTCCGGTTAATTCACGTTATGCACCCGTTAACGCTGAATACGTTGAAGTAGATACTAATACTTATGCTCTCAAATGCACGTCGGGCGGTGTTCCTACAATCTGTTTCGTGTCGCAAAAACAAAGGGAAATAACAGAGTATCAGATTGATTGCACATTCTCAAATAGATATGAAGAATATCCTATTAGAATCGAAAGCAAGGTAAAGTTCAGCGAACAAAGTTTAATCGTTAATGGTACGGATTATTATTTTGGCTCATGGTTTTATACAACTAATTTACACAAATACACTCTGAAAAGAGAGGGAACAAATGTATATTGCTATGTGGATGATGCGTTAGTTTACACGTATGATGATACAGCCGGAGATTGTGTTATAAGTTCAAATGATCGTTTATGGTTCGCTGACATTGATCCATGGCATCAAAATTGGAATAATGGCGAGTTTAAATTAGGTTATGTTAAATTAACCGAACTATCCGTTGCACCATATATAACTGCAAGTTCCGAACAAATAACCGCAGGCGATTCAGTTCAACTAACGGTTAACGGTTCCGCAGTCTCATATTTATGGTCAAACGGTGAAACTACTGCAAGCATCATAGTTGAACCTACTGCAACTACAATCTATACATGTGATGTTACAACCGCAGACGGACAGATTACCTTGTCAAAAACAATCAAAGTAAGTGCAGATGTGGTTTATGGTACTAGGGGTGCAGTTGATGATGATACACTCTTTTTAATGAACTTTGCAGACGGTAAATTGAATGTATTAAAAGGCACTCTGATTGCCGAAAATGCTATAAACGATCCGTATTATGCAGAGCGTTTAGAAGTCGATGGTGTATCAGTCGTAGGCGGAGTTAGGATTAATGGTTCAAGCGGTGCAGTTTTTGATTACTATCCTTACCCTCCGTTTTTTGACAATTCCTTTTGGAACGGTGCAACAAAACCCGTTGACCTAACTTTTGAATGGACAATCTATACCCCTACTGCAAATGATTACGGTTCATTTTGGCAGGAATTAGCGTTATTCAGCAGTATTCTAAACACCTCTAATTGTGTACCGCAAACCGGAAGTGAAATCAATTATGGTGATTTAGCTTTAGGTGGTTATGAGGACGGATGGCGAAAATCTGATGGTTCGGCTATGAACTGGATAATAGGAAGTGGTTATGATAACAAAAAACCTATTTATTATGAGGGTGAGTGTTTACCGTGGCTTGCTTCAATGATAATTGGTAACGGTTGGAGTGCGAAAGGTTGGCATCATATAGCAAACGAAATTTCGTTTTATGACTGGGATAACAAGCTATGTGTGGATTTTGTTATGTACGTTGACGGTGAACAGATCAAAACATGGCACCAAGAGTATGCAAGTACATCAGAGTTTACGTTCACGGGCGAGTGGTTTACATTTATGACTCAATCATCCGGTTTGCAATGGTACATGTCGGAGATGTGCATTACCAAAGGCAGAAAGTACAACGGAACTTTTGAACTACCTAAAAACTTTTATAAAAATTACATTACTCTAGCAAATGACGTACTGCCGGAAAAGAACCCCGAACCGAATTTTACTGAACTTGCTATTGTCAATGCACAGGGCACAGATGCACCCGTAATGGCTATTAAAATTGATTGTGAGAGTTTGTCAAAGCCTATCTGTTTTGCTCAAAGCTATCACGATTTTGTGGCAAGGGACGATCAAGGCGAACTGCAAGAATTTCAGAGTTCCGGTATTCAAATCAATCTGCCGGAGCGCACTAATCAATCGGGAAGCGCACTGTCATTCGGGGTAGGTTCTATAAGCGGTGAAGTTATGGAATTGTGCAATACTGTTATGAGCGGTGCTGTTCCATGCTATCTCACATTGTTGGAGTATCTACCGTTCGACACATCAAGAGAGTATGATGGTGATACCGCAGTTTCACCTATCTACACACTCAAACTGTTTGTTACAAGTTGCCAAATTACAACCAAAGGTGCAACGATAACAGCAGGGTGGCATGATACTTTAAACGCAAAATTTCCGTTCAAACGCTATACAGCTAAACAGTTCAAAGGGTTGCGTTATGTCTGTTAATATCGAAAAATATTTGCGTAATATTCATACCCCTAACGGCAGAAAATACCCGTATTTAGACTGTTGGGGTTTAGTCTGCTATGTGTATCAGAATGAGTTAAACATAGAGTTAGATTTATGTACTGACTGCAAGCGTGACACTATGACAGTCGGGTACGATAAAATAAAAGGTTCATTTACCGAGGTTAAAACACCGCGAGATTTCGACGTAATCTGCTATTTTAAACACTCTGTACTTGTTCATGTGGGTATATTCATTTATGGTCACATTCTGCACACAGATAGCAAAAAAGGCGGTTGTTTTGAGTTATTTAAAATGAATCCTTGCATGAGAATTTTTAGGCATGAAAAAATGAGGTTGTTCTATGAGAGTTAAAATTTATAACTGTATTGATTTAAACAATCCGTTGAGAGATTTTGAAGTTGAACAAACAAACCTTACCGTTTTAGAACTTTTAGAACACTCACTGCAAAGATTAAATTTACAGAATTTAAAAGATAACGTCACTGTCTTTTCAGACGGGCAGGAAGTGCCATCTGAAATATGGGCGGTATTTAAACTGAACAAAACAAGGTGTTTAAAGTTCGTAATCAAACCGCAGGACTTTTTCAGTATCGCAATGATCATCATAGCGTTAGCCGTTGCAGTCTACACAATGGTGATGCTGAAAAAGCTGAAAACAAACGATAAGAATCAAGAAAGCGGTTCAAGTATCTATGATCCAAACGCGCAGGGAAACAAAGCGAAGTTGGAAGATCCGATCCCCGAACAGTTTGGGTTAGTAAAGGCTTTTCCCGATTACATTTCAGACAAACATTATTTTTACAAAGATAACGTAAGATATTTGTCTATGTTACTCTGTCAAGGTGTTGGTTATTATGACTGGTCACTAAACACTATGTACATTGGAAGTACCCCGATTTCGTCATACGTCGGAAGTGATATTGATGTGTTGGTAGCAGATCCAAACACTGATATTAGTTCACATGATGCTCATAGATGTTGGTTTAATTCTACCGAGGTTACAAGTGCGGGTAAGGAAGTTCCGGCAACGGACAGCAACAGCAGAAAACGAGGGGAGTTAATATCTGAAACCTTTACCCTTAACGGCTTAAATTTAACCATGTCTAGCGGTCATGAATTAGTATCGGGGGATATTATCAGACTGTACAATTTAAGCGGTCAAGACAGAGTAATTAGCGTATCTGCCGTTGAAACTATACAAAATTCAATCCGTTGCTATGTATCAAACTATCCACAGAATTTAGAAAAGGCTATTGGGTGGAGATGTACGTTATCAATTACTCAAACTAACGGATCTTCAACCATTCAGAATACCTACAATGTAAGTTTTCAGAATTACGGGACGTCAACAGATAAAGGCAAGTTCATTGACGTTTCACTGACAGCTATCTCACTGATTAATGGTTATACTGTTACTGCCGTTTTGACGTTCAATAACTTTGTGTTTAACGATGCTGATTTAAACAGCACTCACGTTTTAGATAACGGTTACTATGAGATTCTAGCCGTAAACGGTCACACATTCACGGTTTTAGCAGTGGATAAGAACGGTATATCTTATTCTAACACGGTTGGTTGGGGTGGATTCAGTCACAATAGAACGTCGGGAGGATTGCTAGAACTCGTTGATACAAGCAGATCTACAAGCAATGCTAAATCAAATATAGCAGGGTACTACAGAGCATGTCCGATTGGCGCAACAAGTCGCTATTACGAAATCGATTTTTCATTCCCTAGTGGTTTGTATTCTATGAGCGATAAAGGCGATTATGAGAGCCGGACAGCTACAATCCTTTTAGAATGGCGCATTGCCGGATCTGCCGATACCCCACAATCCTTGACAAAAGTCTATACACGCAGTTCGCCGGATGCGTTCGGAGAGACTATCACTATTGATGTAGGTAACAGCAATAATGCGTATGAGTTCCGTGTTACTAATTTGTCTGATTACACTACCAGTAGTCAAGTAATGCAAACGTTCATGTGGAACGGCTTAAAATGCTTAATATCAGAGGATAGTCATTATCCGGACGTAACAGTTATTGCTATTACGGTTAGGGGTTCAGAGTCGTTAGCCGAACTGTCAGACAATCAAATTAGTACATTGTGGACTAGAAAATTAGGCAGTCTAAAGGATTTCAAAACTACTGTATATGAAGAGCAAAAAGTCACTGGTATTGACTCATTCACTTATGACTATAACGATTTATACGATACCATAGTTAATAACCGCTATTATCCTAAAGACTGGGATAACGAGCCTAACGATGGATTTTTTGTTTCAGATCACATGACAAAACACGGTTCGGAGGGTTACCACCGCAGGACAGTTGTTTTTGAGAATTGGACTAATAGAAGTGGTTGGGAGATGATCCCGTGCTCTGTATGGTTTACAAACGACAGATTCAGAGCAAGACGTGACCGCACGATTATTGAATTTTATTCATACATTTATTGTACGAGTTCGCGTCAGTACTTAGATAAAACCGCCGCCGAAATTGCGGAAAACCCGACCTATATCACGTCAATCAGTGGTATCCGCACATTCAATCTTAGATTTTGTTTCGAGGATGATTCGTATTATAAACGTGATACAAACGGACGTATAAGTATGGGTATCCATTTAGGTTTTTGTGGCTTTTGGGTACCTAGTGACTGGGACGGTGGTCAAAGTACTATTCCTGACAGCGACGTTTATATACTTATGGCTTTATTTGCGCCCGCAATTCTCGACGGTTCAAATTACACAAAGAATAGAACTTTAGGCGATGGTGCGTTGGTCGGCACTTACCTATTCCCGTTATGGCACATGAACGATGACGGAAGCTGTACAGTTAAAATCGATCATACAAGAGGTTATCTCAAAGTTTGGTTGAATGACTTTTTGATTTTCAATTTCACCGCTGATTTAAATCCGTGGATTTCGTCAATTTGGGGTCAGTATGTTTCATGGCAAAATTGTGGCACTTTTGCTTCTAGTGGTTATCATTGGCAATGGTACGTTGGAGATTTAAAAATTCAATATCCTACTGAAAAAACCGTCATGGTTCCCGTTCAGAAAGCGGCAATGGCAGAGGACAAAGAATCAAACAGATCTATTGCATCACCTATCCGCTATATTTGCGATAGTTCTAAATTTGGTTCAATCTATGATACTGACAACCTTACTTTAATGGATCGAATTTGGAATGACGCAGGGCTCAATTTTGATTACCGTTTTGACAAATCAACGACGGTATTAGAAGCAATCAAGCAGTGTATGCAGATTGGTTTTTCCGAACCCGTTATAGACGGTAATCATATCAAAGCTGTTTATCGTTCCGCTGATAAATACGTTGAGCAGATGTTTACAAGTGCAAACATGATAGGTGAACCAAAAATAACGTATAACTTTGTAACACCTACCGACAATGACGAAGCAGATATTACATACATGAATCCGCAGAACTGGAAACAAGACGAGGTTTACGTTGACATAGACAAATCGACAAATGAAGCAAGTGTGTACAATTACCAAAATTCGCAGAATACGGAAAAAGTCGAAGTGTTAGCGGTAGTTGACTCACAAAAGGCGATTGCTCTAGGTTCAAGGCGATTAAGAGAAGTAATCTATCAACGCAAGCAGATTGATTTTGAATGTGAATTTGACGCGCTTAACTGTACTTATGGTTCGCTCATTGCCGTTGCATTACCGCAGGATTTAAACGCATTTAACGGTTATATCATAAGCTATGACAGTACTGAACAGATCATACAGACAAGCGACTCAGTGCCTAGTGATGTTAGTGTGATTTACGTTCGCAGATACAATGGAACTATACAGCAAATTAACTGCTCTGCCGTTGACGCACATCACATTCAACTTTTATCACCGTTGGATTTTGAACTGTCTAGCAATGTACATTACGATAAACCGCATTATGCAATCGGCAATGTCGAGAAGTATTGGGTAACCTCCATTAAACCGACAGAGAAAAAATGTAGTGTGACAGCGGTCAATTATGATGCTAGAGTATTTGTGGATGATCCTATATAATTAAGATCGTAGGGTTGCTAGACTCTGCTCGCTGATTTTTCACAAAAGATAAAGCCTACTAATTGCTAGTAGGCTTTTTTGTAGTTTTCGTTTTAAGGAGTAACAAATGAAAGTAAAAGACACCAACCAAATGTTATGTTCAATAATATCATACTATGTTAAATGAACAAGTGAGGTAGGTCACAAAATGAAAAACCCCTTATCATAAGATAAAGGGTTAAAAATTCTTAATATGATTAAAAAGGAAAACGGTATTATATTAACTCACTTTAATAAAAATCTCAATCTCATCATCATTCAGATTTAAACATCTTGCAAAATATTCAATATCGGTTTCTTTAAATCCGGCTTTTAATCTGACAGTTAAACCGTTATTCTGCCATTTTAACAAGCGTAACAATTCGACACGGTTAATTTTACGTGAGTTATAGATATAGGCGAAAAAGTCGTGCATCGAAGTAACTTGTAGCAGATTAGTGATGTTTTTTATTGCCATAATTTTATCCTATTTGATTGTGAAAAAGGGATCATACGATCCCTTTGATACGTCGTAAAACAAGGAGATATACAGACTAAAAAGTAGGTTCCTCTATGTTTAAGAATCCGGTTTGTTCTTGTTTCTGTTCTTTTTGAGGAATATTTTTAACCTCGTACTGGATTGTTTGTTTCTCCGGTACGGGGGTAAATGTAGGAGTTTCTGTTTCCATGAAGTCTCGATCATCCTCAGTGTATGCACTGATTGAAAATG